GCCGACCTGCCGCGCGCCGGCGAAGAGGAGCCGGGCGAGGGCCTGGACCCGTATCTTCGCCTGATCCCCGCGGAGCAGGTGGTGGACTGGCAGTACGACGACGAGGGCCGGCTGACCTGGGCGATGGTCCTGACCTGCACGCGGATCCGCGCGACGCCGAAGGACCGGCGCAAGACGGTGCGCCACACGTTCGTCGTGTGGGACGCCTACCAGTGGCTCAAGTACGTGATCGACGTCGACCCCGCCAAGCCCCCGCAGGTGGACGAGGTCTATCGGCCGGTCGACGGTGGCCCGCACGCGTTCGGCCGGGTCCCGCTCGAGTGCTTGGCCCTGCCCGAGGGCCTGTACGCGATGGGCAAGCTCCACTGCCTCGCGAAGGAGCACCTCAACAAGCGCTGCGCGATGGGCTGGGCCGAGTACCGCTCGCTGTTCGCGCAGCTCTACGAGTTCCTGGGGCCGTCGGACGGCTCGCAGAGCGGGACGGACCTCCCGACGATCGCCAGCGACCAGAACCGGACCACGAATCAGGTCCGCGGCGTGGGGTACACGCAGACGCGCGCGGCCGGCGATGACGCGCGGTACGTTGGGATCGACCCGGCGGTGTTCACCGCGGCGCGCGAGTCCTGCAACGACGCGATGCGCGAGATGCACCGGGTGATGTTCTCGATGGCCCTCAGCGCGAACATGGACAACGCCGCCTTGCAGCGGTCGGGCGAGAGCAAGCAGCAGGACCACGCGACGACGGCGGTAGTGCTGGACGCGCTCGCGGCGCTGCTCCATCCCTTCGTGCGCCGGTTGTTCGTGCTCGCCAGCCTGGGCCGCGGCGAGGCGGTCCCGAAGGCCAGCATCACCGGCCTCGAGAGCTTCGACGTCACCGGCGTGAACGACGCGATCGCGCTGGCGATCGACGTGTTCAACGGGATCCCGCAGAAGTCCCCGCGGTTCGCCGAGCTGTTCCTCTCGAAGACCTACGGGACGATCCTCGGCGATGTGCCCCAGGACGATGCCGAGCTCATCCGCGAGCAGATCCGCGAGAGCCTGACGGCGGAGGAGATGGCTGCGGAGGCGATGCAGGCCGCGGCGACCGCGGGCGGGGCGGTGCAGCCGGGCAAGGGCGGCACGCCGATGGAGGGCGAGGATCCGCAGGGCAACCCGAACATGCCCGCGAAGCCAGGCAAGCCCGCAGCGAAACCAGCGCGGGCGAAGAAGTGAGGTCGTTCGAGCAGCTAGTCGATCTCGACGGTGCGGTCGAACCGCGTGACGATCGTGCGCTGTCCCGGATCGAGTTCGACGAGACGTACTTCGCTCGTGGTCCACGTTCGGGAATCCGCGTTCATCCAGACATCGAGGTCAGCAACGCTGGGATCGGCCGCGACCAGCGCGGCCAGTTTGGTCTGAAGTTCGATGACGGTCATGCCGGAATAATAGCATCGCGGTAAACTATGTCAAGCGCCAAAGTCGAAGCGGTGCAGCGCCTGGTCCGCGAGTCGGTCCAGGCGGTGGACGCGCTCTCGTCCGTGGCGCTCCGGGCGGTGCTGCCGGCGCTGCGGGCGGTGCGCGACGAGCTGCAGGCCGACGTCCGGGGCTGGCTCGACAGGGCCGACTACCGGGGCGCGTTCACCGCGCTGCAGCGCACCGGGATGCTGCGCGCGCTTGAGGGCACGTTTGACCGGGTCAAGGAGCTCGACCCGGCGATGGCCGGCGCGCTCGCGGCGGGGCGCCACGCCACCGGCCCGCTGGCGATCCACAACCTCGACACCGAGATCACCCGGCTGTCCGCCATCTTCGGCAACGGCATGCCGCAGCTGCCCGACATCAAGACGGCGGCGGTGCTGGCGCAGGGAGACAAGCTGCTGTGGCGCCGGCACGAGAGCTCGGCGAAGCGGTACGCGGGCCAGGTCGGCGACGACATCAGGCACCTGCTGGCGGTGGGGGTGGCGAAACACGAGAGCATCGAGCAGCTGGTGGCGCGGCTCCGCAAGCTCGGCCCGGGCCCGCGGGTGGCCGGCGGCGACCCTGGGGCGGACGCGGCGCGGATCGCGGAGGGGATGTTCGCGCGGCACCGCTGGTGGGCGGACCGGCTGGTCCGGACCGAGGTGATGCACGCCTACAACGTCCAGCACGACGTTGCGACCGAGCACGCGAACGAGAACCGGCCCGACGGCGAGCCGGAGTACGTGCGGCGGTGGGACGCGAGCATGGACAGCCGCGTGTGCCCGATCTGCGCGGGGCTCGACGGCAAGACGGCGTCGATCGGCGGCATGTTCCCGGGCGGCTACGACAGCCCGCCGGCCCATTCGTGCTGCCGGTGCATAGCGCTCGCCTGGAACCCTGACTGGGGCGAGATGCGGTCGGTTCGTGATGCGCGCGCGGCGGCGCGACCCGAGCCTGAGCCCGAGCCGATCAAGCCCGAGGATGGCCCGGTCGCGGTCGAGAATCGGGCCGCCGATCACGCGCCTGACGGCTGGCGGATCGGCGTGGGCCGCATCCACGAGCACGCCACCGAGGTCCCGGACGTCGTTCCGACGCAGCCGGCGGTGGTCCCGCGCGAGCACGTGCCCGAGTCCGCGTACCGGGCGGCGGCGGAGCGTGCAGCGGCGAAGCTCGCCCAGCTGGCAGAGGCCGCGGAACAGCGCGCGGCGGCGGAAGCGGTGGCGGCGAAGCCACGCGGGACCACGCAGGTGTGGCGCCAGACCTCGGTCGCGGACGAGGAGCGGATCCGGCTCGAGCGCATCAAGCAGAGCGGCGGCAGCGCGGGGGCCGGACGCCGGCCGGGCGAGTCCTGGTACGAGTACGACCTTCGCGTGGCTCGCGAGCGGCGCGAGAGCACGGACCGCGCCATCGCGAAGGCCACAGCGGAGCGCGAGCGGTTCGTGGTCTCGCCCGGCTCGGTCCCGTTCCCGGTGGACCGCGCGCGGAACGCCCGCGACCTGCCGAAGGCCCGCCAGGTCGCACCGGCCCGGCGCTGGTGGTGGCCGTTCGGGTCGCCAAAGTAGCTTGACAATGTTTGTAGCGGTGCTATGTTGATGCGACATGATCCACTTCCACGGCGGACCTGTTACCCCGACCGACGCAGCCGTAGCGCTGTGGACACGGCGGCACGCCATGGTCTCATTCGAGCGCACCGATCAGGCCGCGCTTGCCTTCGAGATTTGCCAGACGGTCAGGCTCGATTGTGGCGCGTTCTCGAAGTGGCAGGGCGACGGTTCGCAGGTCGACATCCCGGCCTATGCCGACTGGGTGCGCTCGTGGGAGCGGCATCCCGCATTCGACGAGGCCATCATCCCGGATGCCATCGACGGCGATGCGACCGAGAATGACAAGCTGATCGCTCGCTGGCTCTGTCACGAGCACATGACCGGGATCCCGGTCTGGCACCTCCACGAGGATGTCGAACGCCTGCGGTACCTCGTGCAGTGCGCGCGAGGCCGCGTCTATCCCGCTGTAGCGCTCGGCTCGAGCGGGCAGTGGGCGACCCCGGGGACCGTAGAATGGTGGAACCGAATGGACGAAGCGATGTCGGTAGCGTGCGACGACGAAGGCCGTCCGCTCTGCAGGCTGCACGGCCTGCGGATGCTGTCTCCGGTGATCTTCAGTCACCTCCCACTCGCCGCCGCCGACAGCTGCAACATCGCCCGCAACATCGGGCTGGATACGAAGTGGACCGGGGCCTACACCCCGGTGACCCCGCTACAGCGAGCTCTCGTGCTTGCCGAGCGCATCGAAACCCACGGCGCAGCAACGCGCTGGACGCGCCGCCACGGCGTCCAGCAGAGCTTGGATCTGATCGGATGAGGCTGAGCCGAAGAACAGGCAGGCCACCGCTGGTGCCGGCGTGGCAGCGCTGGGCGTGGTTCCGAATCGGCGCGCTCGAGAAGTGCCGGCGGCGACCCAGGACGACGGCCGAGCTCCGGGAACTGCTTGGCGTGGAACGACGCGTGCGCCATGTTCAGCTCAGGAACCAGCGCAACATGGTACGTCACGGGTTCCTCGAGCGTTCCGACAACGGCTATCTGACCACGCCGCGCGGTCGGCGTCTGCTCGACGATCTCATCGCGCTATCGCTCGATCCCGTAGACGCCGTGCGGTAAACGCGCCAAGATGTCACAGGAGCATCATGGCACCCAAAATCAAGAAGCCCGACGACGACGACGAGACCGAGACCGACGACTTCACCGAGGCGCAGCTGAACAAGCTTGGCGGCTTGGTGAATGCCGCGGTCTCCAAGCAGCTGGGCCGCCAGCTCGACAAGGCGGTGGGCACGGCGCTGGCGCCGCAGCTCGCCGAGCTCAAGGAGCTGATCCAGGGCAAGGCCAAGGCGGCGCCGGCCGGCGACGAGACCGAGGACGACGAGACCGAGGAGCCGATCGCGAAGCCGAAGGGCAAGGCCGGCAAGCAGCCGGCGCGCCCCACCGGCCCGGACCCGGCGGTCGCTGCGATGCAACGCGAGCTGGCGCAGATGAAGGATGAGCGGGCCAAGGAGCGCACCCAGGCCGCGGCGGCGCAGCGCGACGGCGCCTTGCGCGACCACCTGGGCAAGCTGGGCGTCAAGCCAGAGCTCATGCGCGGCGCGGTAGCGATCCTCCGCGAGAGCACGCGACAGGACGACAAGACGGGCGAGTGGTCGTACGTGGCGCAGCGCGATGGCTACACCGAGGAGCTCGACCTCGGCGCCGGCGCGAAGGACTGGATCGGCACGGACGAGGGCAAGGCGCACGTGGCCGCGCCGGACAAGCCGCGCCCGGGCGGGGTCGGCATGCCGCGCGTGATCGGCGGCAACGGCGGCGCGCGACCGGCGGCGACCGGAGACGCGAAGACCGCCAAGGCGCAGAAGGTGGCCGGTGCGTACGAGCAGCTCGCGCAGGCGGCTGGGGCGCTCGTGGCCGGCGGGGACCTGCCGAGCAGCTAGCCGAGCTCCATCTCGACCGCCTCAAGCGCTTCGTCGTAGGCACGCATTGCCGGGCGGTGCAGGTACGGGCGCAGTGCCTTGCGCGTCTCGGCGATGCGGCGCGCCACGTAGGCACGCTGGCGATCGGGCGAATCGACACCACCGTAGAACGCGAAGCGCACATCCTTGACCATCAAGCGCCACTCGCGCGCGAGCGCCGCCAGTAGCTCGCTCGTCTGTTCGTCGGCGGAACGTTCACCGCGCGCGCCCTCGACGGCAACGATCGCGATGTTGTGAGCCAGCGTCGAGTGCCATCCGATGTGCATATCAGAATCATAGCACCTCGGTAAACATTGTCAAGCTAGACCTTCGCGCCGCCTGATCAGCAGCTGCCGCAGCCGCTCAGCCCGGTGTGGCACCCGGTCGCCTCGCTGGGGCACCCGTTGTTCCCGTCCGTGGCTGCCGTGGTCGGATCAGGCTCGAACCCGCCGCCGGCTCTGGTCAGCTGCCGGCTCGACAGCACGCGCACGCTCTCACGCGACAGCCTCAATACCCGCTTGTTCGTTGGCTTCATGCCGCGACCGTAGCGCGCTCGGGCTGTTTCAGGTAGGCTCTGCGGGTGCGGTAGAGCAGCGGTAGCTCGTCGGGCTCATAACCCGAAGGTCGCAGGTTCGATCCCTGCCCGCGCAACCAATTTCCCTTGCGTTCGAGCGTAGCAGTGCTATAAATAGGGCATGAGGAATCTCGACGACGGCCCGGACGGTCTCAACGATGCGGCGTTCGAGCGGATGCTTGGCGGTGGCCCGAAGCGCGCGCTGCGGCGCAGGACGACCCCGAAGGCCACGAGCTACGATGCGTTCTGCCGGCTCTGGATCTCCGTCGGCTCGTGCGCGACGGTCGACGCGAACCGCCGCGTGTCCGCCGCCGGGTACCACGCGACGATGGCCCACCTCGCCGCGACCGACGCGCAGGTTCGGTGATGCCGGAATCCAAGCCAATGCTCACGCTGCTCAAGCTCGGCGACCTGTTCCTCGTCGTCGAGAAATACACGTACGCGCCAGACGCCGCGGACTTCCTGTTTCACTCGCATCAATGCCCGAGCAACATCCTGCACAACGTGCTCGCGGTGGTCGACCCGGAGCATGGATCAGATCCGCATGGCAGGATCCGGTTCGTGTCTGGGATCGAGGACACTACCGAAGCGCGCGCGGCCCTCGGATTCGATGACCGCGGCGGCGTCGGCCATGTCGCGCTGACCGAGGTGCTCGGGCTGTTCGGGACCGATGGCCGGCCGGCCCCGAGCGCCTGGCCGGAGCGCGACAACGGAGTCATCCCCTGGCTCGCCGACCTGCAGCGCGAGCACCGGCTGAAGACCAAGGCGTAGCTGCCGAATCTGCTTGACTCCGGCGGTTCGCTCTGTAGGCTTGATAACACTACGGCTGGTTTGGAGCACCAGACGGGAGCACGACAGGGGATGACCCTGGGCGAACGCGGCGCGGGCGACCCCGCGCGCACATCCCCAGGAGTCTCCCTTGTCCGTCGTCGCAACCGCACAAATCGCCAGCGCGCTGACCACGATCTTCGAGGATCGGATCGCGTCTCAGATCAACCGCGCCACGGTGCTGCTGCAGGTGCTGCCCGTCGGCAACGG